TATAATAATTATTTGTATTATAGAGAGAATCTAAATTGACTTGAAAGTCGCCTATTCTAGAAAATCTATGAGGATGAGTAATTTGAAATATTATTATATCTGCTGTGATTAATTTTGAAAATTCTTCTAACAAGTACAACGAAAGCGTTACACTAGAGCCACCTATAGCTAGGTTGTAAACTTTGTCTTTAGATCTAATTTTAGATAATTTTTCAGCCCAACTATAATATTGTTCTGGCATTCCGGCAGTGTAACTGCATCCCAGACAAAGAATATTCATTTCTCTTCTTCTACTTTTTCACCGGAAGTTAGTTTAACTACTGAAAAATCGTTACAATTAAACATATCGTTTAATTTTTTTGCTAAATTGTGTGCGTGTCCTGGATTAGAGAAGGAAACTTTTTTATACTTAGGTCCAGGATAGTTAGTTAACATATTAGAAGATTTCAAATTGAAAGCTTCATCCTTATAGAATACTGCCCAAATGGCTTCAGCCTTCAGAACTTGTTCGCTTTTATATGTTTTTTTATCTATGTACTCAACTAGTACCGTCGGCTTCGGTCTACTCATATGCGCAATCCTTAAATAATATACGCATATATTTATCTCTTTTTAGTTATGTGCGCACATTACTTCCAGCCGGCTCCTGCATCCATATTAATTTGTATTACTTGGTCATCGTTAGATGATTTAGAAATAAGTATTTTTTCTAGGTCGCCGTTCAATCTTGCCATAACTTCTCCCAGTGCAAAAGCAAGTCTTTTAGCTTGGTCTAAAGACATTTTAACTTCTTTTGCTCTACTCGCATCTGCACTTTTTGTTTGGGAAATAAATTGCTGTATTGGCGCAGTATTTAAAGGTTCATTTTGCACGACTTAACTCCTGTCGCATTTCAAGTTCTGTTTTGAAAGGACCTTTATAATGATAACGTTCTAGAGTGATAAGTTTTGGACAAAAGCTTTTCACCCATCCTTTGTCAAATCTTATAATGTAATAACCTGCACAATATAAACTTTTTGATTTTTCACTTTTTGTAAACAATGGAAGTTTACGTTTTACATCATACATATCGTTGTAAGGAACACAACTAGTAGGAAAACTATTGCTTTCTTTCTGTTCGTGTTTTTCTATGCTTAAATTTGTCCAAGTGAGTTTATCTTTAAATTTTTTAGTAAGTTGTTTTTCGTTTTTAAAAAATCTAGTTCCAGTAGAATCGCTGAGCATATACTGGTCATCTGATATAGACAAGGTACCTACCCTAATACCGTTGTCTTCTACAATCCAAAATTTGTTTTTAATAATTTCTTTAGCATTAACGCTCATACGGATACCTCGCTTGTAATGGTTCAGAATAATGTTGTGCTTGATCTGCAATACGTTGCATATCCCACTTAGCACAGAACTTCATAAGACGCATACCGACCTGTGTAACATCCTTAGGTTCTACTTCGTTTATTGTGTTATTAATTATCTCTTTGATATCAGCTGGCTGTGCAGTTAAGTCACAAAGTGTTACATTGCGGTTGTAGTCGTCCAAAACACGGTGCTCAACACCATTATGATCAACCCAACGCTGTAACATAAGATTATTCCAGTTATAACCTTTCGTGGTCTTATCGTCAAATGCTTCCAATAGACCAACTTTATTTTTTGTACCTTTCTTGCGAACGCCTGGATAAGCGGAGAAAACATTGTCACTGGTATCACCTCGCATACATTTTTCAAATAACATAAATTGTGGATTAGGTGCAGGCTTAGGCTCACCTGTTTTCTTGTCTACAACAGCCTTGCCCTTATCATCAAAGTATCCTTCATGTGTAATAGTTGTGTTACTAACGCCGTTATACTGCCTTACATTAGGTGCAATTAGTTGTGCAAAGTCACCGTCTGTACTGATAATAACATGATTGTCATTGGGATGATTTTGTACCCAACCTGCAATAAGATCGTCTGCTTCTAGTACAGGATTATGTAGTACAGTGCAGTTAGTTTTGTCGGAAATAAAGTTTTTAAACTCATCAAAGATTTCAAAGAACACTGCATCTTCTTCAGCTTCACGTGGGCTCATTGCGTCACGAGTTTCTTGACGGTTACGCTTGTACGGAGCATAAAAGTCTTTGCGCCAGCTACGTCCTTCTAAGCAGAATACAACATGGTCAGCGTCAAAATCATTCCATGCCTTTTTAATACTATTAAGTGTAATGTGTAGTGCCATACCTACTTTTGTATCGATATCTCCACGTACTACATGACGTGCTCTAAAGAAAGTGTTAAGTGTGTCTACAAGTATATAAGTTGCCATTTTAGTGCCTATGATGGTTACTATTATCTATTATAGTGTACACGAATATATGTATTATGTCAACCATTATGATACAGAACTTTTACCTTTATCTATCGGAACAACATTAATATAACCTGCACCTCTATCTGTATCGATGCCTTCTTCTTCTAACATTTGGTATACAATAGTTTTAAACCAAGCATCCACAATTAGTTCGTTTGTTTCACCACTATAACCTGCATCGAGCAATTGCTCGATAAATTCGTTGTTCCAGTCTAGTTCGAAAAAACCGTTACGAATGTTCTCTGGATTAACCTGTGTATCTAAAACAGCGACCCATGGTTCGCCTTTTTTAGTTGCTTCTTGTTTTTCAATTTCAAGTGCAGCTCTACGATTTTCTTCTGGAGTAAGTTCTTTTTCTTTAACAGGTTCTTCTATAATTTTAGGAGTTACACCTAGCGTTTGTTTTAGTTTATCCCACATCTTTTTCTTCCTTTAAGTATTCCACGCTTTGTGTCATACGTGTTATTGAAAAATACTTAGGGTCATTATAAGTATGTGTACCTTCTGCTCTTAGATCAATATACATACCTTCTTTTTGTAGTACAGCCCAAAGAGCATTTAAATCTTTCAACTGCTTTTTAAAATCATTAACAAGTTTAGTTACTTTTGGGTCCTTCATAATTGTTTCCTTATTTTCTCATATTGTTTTTCAGTAATCTTTTTTGCTTGTAAAACTTCAAGATCTTCTTTGCTAAGTCCCCCAGGCATTTCCGAATAAGCTGATGTGTAGTCTGGGACTGAATCGCCAGCCTCTTTCCATACACGCTTCTGCCACGTCTTTAACGTTGAGACTATATTCTTCCGAACGTCCGCCAAGCGGCATAAGATATACTGGACACTCGATGCCTGCTGCACGATATTCTTCAACAGCTCTATTAACTTCGTCAAAGTCATCCATAGTAGCAACAACAAACTTGAAATACATATCACTGCCATCCACAAGGGAATACTCACGAGCAACGTCAGGCTTAATAGCATCACTCCAAGGTTCGCCTGAAACGGAGAGCTTTGGTGAGCAGCTAAATGTGACTTTAATTCTATCGTTATCGTTGAGATAATTGAAGAAGTCATCATGTAAAGGTTGTGTAGTATTAGTTTCAATTGTGACATTTTTTAAATCAGCCATTTTAGGATGTTCAAACAACTCTACATAAAGTCGTTGCCAAGCTAGTAATGGCTCTCCTCCTGTTAAAATAAGATGTACGTCTTGACCATTGTCCATAGTCCACTTGCCTTCTGGCAGTAAACTAATCAAGTGTTCAACAACTTCGTCTACTTCTGCAAGTTTGTTGAAGTGTTTAAACTCTGGATAGATACTTGCATAAGTATCACAACCTGTATGGATAATAGGCAAGTCTTCAAATTTTTCAGTTGTTTTGTGTACACCTGCGTCAAGCAATGCTTTTACTTCTGCATTGTAACGCTGACCTTCTTTGTGTTGTTCCCAGCGATCTTTTTTAGTGTCAACACCGAAGTTCATACAACGGAAGTTACAACCAAATGTACGTAGGAATACACTAGGTACTCCTACAAACTTTCCTTCACCTTGTACACTATAAAATGCTTCACTGTAACGTAGTTTCATTGTTGGTTTCCTGTTAACTGCTTCATAAGAAGGATAACCTTTTTCAAATACTGGACTTTCAATCATTAGCAAGCAAACTCCTGTTGTAATTTAATATTGTCAAAGAACTCTTTCTTTGTACCAGGATCTGTTTTAAACGCACCTTTTAGTACAGTTGTTTGTGTAAGTGAACTATGTGCCATAATGCCTCTATTTTCACAGCAACCGTGTGTTGCTTGAATGTACACACCTAAGTGATCGGCGCCAGTTGCTTTAGCAATCTCACGAGCAATGTCGTTAGCAAGTTCTTCTTGTAGCGTACCACGTCTAGCACACCATTGTGCAATACGTGTATATTTAGAAAGACCAATTAGTTTAGCACTTGCAATAATACCAATATATGCTACACCAGATACTGGCTGATGGTGATGCGAACAAACACTTTTCAGTTCACTTCGTACAACTAACATACCTTCATAACGATCATCGTCATGATTAGGAAATGCTGTTGCACTTGGAACAGGATCATACCTTCCGCTCATTAATTCATTAAAGTACATTTTAGCAAGACGTTTTGCTGTACCTTGTGAGTTAGGATCGTTGTGTCGATCAATTAGTAGTGTGTCTAGTACACCTTCAAATGCAACAGTTGCTTCTTCGATAAGTTCTTCCTTATCGCCTTTCTGTAGTACTTCTGAAATGTTGTCGCCAGCCCAATAGCGAATGTTTGCATCTTGCAAACGGGCTTTAATTTGTTCTGCTTTGCTCATTTAGTTCTCCGAGTTATAGACGAGGATGTCTATTATGTTGTTATTATATACTTTATTTAGGTTTTTGTCAAGTATATTATGCAAAATATCCATCAATAACTTCTAAAATATCATGATATTTTGCTATTTCCATCATTTCTTTTTCAATCTCATCCATTACATCTCCGTGTTCGCCGATGCCTGCTGGATTGTTTAGTAGAATTTCTACGTTCATTCTGTGCTTTTCAACGTGTCCTAGTGCATGATCTCTCGATGCTTTAAGTAGTTGCTGTCTCATTTTTATAGTTTCCTTTCTCTGGTATCACGTGCCGCACTCCTCCACGAGGATCTTCCATATCACCCTTGCGGCGGGGGATGAGATGTACATGTGGATACATAACAGTTTGACCTGCTTCTTCGCCTACATTCTGTCCAATGTTAAAAGCATCACAATATCCCTTTTGCACCCAGTCATATCCCCAGCCATAAGCTGCTTTATAACATAGTGCAAGTTTTTCCCATGTTTCTTCTTTAGGTACAAAAAGAACATGTCCTTCTGTAACAGGGAATCCATCTTTAAACACGGTATAATCTCTAGTATCAATTAAGACATCTGTCCAAGGTATATCTTTAAAGTTCACAAACATTCTCCCAAGGGTAAACAAGCCAAACATCTTCTTCTGCTTTGTTTACTTCATCGCAAGAATATGACACACCGTCAAACTCACTTGATAAGTTTTCTGTTAATACTGCGAAGCGAACATTGTCGCCCCAAATTTGATCCCATACTGGTGAGTCAGGTAGGCAACCTGAACGCCAATCTTCTTTGATCCAATTAAATGTTGCACCAGTGTCGTTGATGTCATCAACAATTAGGATCTTTTTACCTTCTCCGTTATGTTTAAACTGTCCCATCTCTGGAGCATATGAATCTTCATTATCATAACCATAAGCATCTTCTGCCATCCAGCAGTTGCTTTCGCTTTCACTGTCGTCATCACGTAGGCTAACCTTTAGTGTTTCACAACGGATACCAGTTATATTTGAAATGATAGTAGCAGGAACATTACCACCTCGTGTAATGCCAACAATGTAA